TCAGTCCGTTTTATTGGTGAATGATTTGATAATTCGATCAACAGATGCGATTTCGCCTCCTAATCGGGCTAATGCTTGGGGGTTGTCCAGGATTTCAGGAGAATGAAAGTCATTAATCAAGGCTTCTCGGTCTTTGCGAAGAGCATCAAGTATTACCTTCCATTCGGTGTTAAATTGAAGAGCTTTTATTGCTTTTTCTAAGGTCATATCGCTACTGATGCAGGGACATTTCCTGCTGGTGTGCCTAACGCTCCAGTCCTCGCATTCTCCTGCTGTTGTATTTGAAATTGTAGTTGCTTCATGTAAGGTCTCCATTCTCTGAGCAAACTTCTCATCCTGCTGGAGTCGCTGTTGAACATCCTCAGCCGGGATTTGCTCAGTTCCCTGCATATACTGCTGAAGAACCTGAAGCCTTAGTTGTGGGTTTATTCCACTTGTTGGAGCATTGACCACCTGACCACTTGAAATCTTCGCAATATCATTAGAGGTCTCGATGATCTCTTTGGTTGAGGCTTCTTGCTGGGGTATCAATAATTGATCCGACAAATTCGGATCAATCGCATCGATGAAGATTCTCATGTATTGGTCGAATCGGCTTACACCTTGTCGGTCAAACTGCCCCATAATCTTACCTACCATCTCCAATTTCTGTACAACTTTCTCTTCGTCGTTGTTCATTGAGTTGAAGGTAAGATGGAAATCATAAGTAGATGCCATCTCGTCCATGATGATATTTTGACCGCGAGCATTCTGAGTTACTCTAAACCAAACTTCAGAATTATAAGCTCGGTCTAAAGCCCACATCTTAGAAAGCACTTGGCTAAATCCTTGCAGGAAGTTGTTGACTAATGATTGGCGAACTAAGTTTGCTTCTACAGCATCAGCCTGATCAGTAGCTCTACCAGTTAATTTATCAGCTAACTGTCTGATTTGCATTTCAACCTGAAGGTTCTCACTCATACTGCCACCAGGAGTCTCTAAAAATCCGATATCCCCTCTCCTTCTTACTGCAATTTGACTACCAGCTCCGATCCGCTCAGGTCTTGTCCCAATCCTATATTCAACAGGTGGACAAGTGCTTAGAGATTCGCGGTCTTTTCGTGCGTCCATGAGGCTTTTCACTGCCTGTTGGTAAGATCGAAGCATTTCAGGATATCCCCGGCTATCAAGTAGTCTTCGGGAAAGATGTTCGCGAGTAATTGCAACGAACGGATATTTTCCAGCGTCCACTGACATGGTGTAAGTTTTAGCGTAACCCTCAGCTTGCTCTGAAAAACAGGTGTAGGTGCATACACTTATTCCATCCTCATCTACCTCTTTGCGGTAGCAACTAATTAAACGAACTAAACCATCGTAATGATCAGGAGCTTCATGCTCTCCTGACATGATTGCTTCAGAATAGCCATCATACTTGTGATCGTAATCTCCAGTTGTATTCTCGATTACTTCATCAACAAAGTTAGCGTCGAATCCATCGGTAACTACTTTTGCTCGTAATTGTTCGGGCGTGTAGTAATTAACTGTGTAAATTGCTCTAGCAGATTGTAGATCGAGAATGTTGCTATCAATAATCAGATCGCGTCCTAGCTCATATGCACGAATTGTAGGTCGGTTGGTAACCACTTTTTCCTGTGGAATCTCAGTCTCACCTTTTGACTTTAACTCGCGGTACATTTTGTTAATCCGCTTTTTTGAAAGATTAGGGAAGGCATTTTGGAATACCTCCAAAATGCCCTCCTTCATATCATCGTCGGTTATGGCAGAACCTATGTCAGGAGAAAGAGCTGAAATCTCCTGAAGAGTGATGGGTCTTAAAACCCTGGTCACTTCACGACGAAAATGAACACCTAAAAAGCAAAAGCCTTGCTCAAGTAAATAGTTTGCTGCTACCCCTACTTCGCGAGGAAGCTCATCCATTGTTCCGAGTCTCCATCTCATGAATTGAGTAACAATTGCTGATGAAGTGATGTCGTTTGCTTCAACTGGAGAAGCGATCAGATTGCCTCGATGAACTGCACTTTTGAGTAAAGCGATGTCGCCATCAATTAATGGTGTCACCAGGTTTGGTTCTAAGTCTGAAGCACCTTGCCAAGGAAATGCGTCCGGGTCTTCTTTTCGCCCGGTCTTGGATTTGCCTACCCAAACATTCCGTCGAATGTCCCTAGCCTCTTCAGCTAGATCGAGGTAGTAGGAAAGGTTGTGCCGACATCTATCAAAATCGCTTTTGAGGAAATCAATATCCGGCTGTCGATTCGTGTTCGTAAAGTTCGTTCTCTTGCTCTGCCATAATTATAACTCTGCCGTAGCAGATTTTATCTTTCGCAAAGCTGAATCGTGGATTCGACCAATGTAGTCTTTTCGAGCATCCGCAATACTCAGAGATTTGCTCTCTTGTGAACTTGGGGATCGGCTTGTCATGAATGTAGCAAAATAGTGCTGTCTCAATGATCATTGACTTGAGCATTGCATTCACTCTTTCTGCTCTTTCGACATTATTTTCCTTAAAGCTGTCTGTATAAATCTTCATCTGTTGTCTTAATTTTGGTTACTCTTAATGATTTGTTCGGAATGTTGTAAGCTCCTGCTTTTACGACACACTTTGCCCATTTACTTTTGTCTCCAAAATGTATCAGAACCAGTCTTGGGTTTGGACAGGTCTTGTATACCCAAGCATCAATTATAGAATCATCATCCTTCTTCTGTCTTTTAATGATGTTTATTACTGATGAACGGCTGACTTTCGTCTGTTTAGCAATCTCGGCATAACTCTTACCTTCACTGCGTAGCTTTTGTATTTTCTCTATCTTAGTTCCTGAAATCTTCACCATTAGTTGTCGCGTCTCCCTTCGCAGATGTCTTGCTCCATTGAACCACATTGCATAGAGGTAGAACCACAAGTCGATTACCTCTTCCTTACACGCATCAATCTTTTGTAGCAGATGCATACGAGACAGACCTTTATCTCCATTTGGGTTGTGTTCTAAAATTCCTTTCATGAATTTGGATTTCGCTTCGCTTTGGAATTTCTCCAAAGCATCTTCCATTAAATCTTCATCCCTCATGTTTTTGCTCCTCAAATAGGTGTAGATTGTGTTGGTCTAGTGCATAAGATAAGCCGTGACCTAAGTCTGTTTTGTTGGATTCCTTGACTAGCTCGCTTTTCCAAGCCCAGCCTTTGATTTCGACAATTGGAGTTTTAACAATGGCGAGGACATACAAGTCCACATCAGGATTATCTTTAAGTGTGCAAAGCAGTTTGGCATTTTCGACTAAAGACGACTTAACATCATAGAACTTACCTTTAAATAAGCCGTCTGCTGTTCCTGACTTTGATTTCAGTCCTAAGTCAGGGAATGTATTAAAATGCTTTGCGAAAGCTAACTCTCCCATAAAGCCCATGACATCACCTTCAGCTCCATCCTGATCTCCCATCTTAGTGTCAGGTAAATTATTACCCTTAGCTATCAAGGTTCTCATTCTGCCGTAAAGCTGACAGAATTGAATTTCATCCCATGTTAGTTCGACTTTGATGCCGTTAATTATTGGTTTGTTCAATATAGCCATTAGTAGCCTCCTGTTCCTGTTACGCCTAATTCGTGATCTTCGTAGTAGCGGTAATTGCCCACTGCGACATACCGAAGGCAGTCAACCGGGTCTTTACATACACCTTTTGGCCCATGTTCTACTTGGTAGTTTGAACAGCAGTGGATGGTGTTTCCGCACTTATCGCTGAATATCAGCTTAGAGTGATTATCGAAGCCTATGGGCTTCGATGGATCATAAGAAAGTAATGAGTTTATTGCCTGAAGCCCGGTCTCGATGTCTAAGCCTTCGGCTGGATTTACAAAGATATCTTCATCAGCTAAATCACTGATAATGTTAGAAGTGCCTTCTGACTTTTGATAGCTCGCTGATCCAAGGCGAGGGTCAATAATCATTTCGACATTTTCCAAACCCTTGGTCATTTGCCTTATTACATCGGCATAGTCCTTGATTCCGTAGCCGTTGGGCTGACAAGCTTCGCCTGGTCGTCCTTGCGTCCCTTTTTCCATATCAGCCCAAGCTCCGTGACTTGGGTCAGGATATTCATCGATAACATAGTGAACACCATTGGCTGTAATTGCTACTAGCTGGATGAACCACGGCTTACTTCCTGCACAATCAATACTTAAAACATAAACACAAGGATTCTCCTTTGGATTCTTGATAACAGGAATTTCGCTGTGCTTCATGATCACGCGATCATCGAGCAATCTGAACACAGTATTCGCTGGTTTAGTTGGTACGCCAAAGGCTCTCGTTAAAATCTCATCGCGATTCGCTCCTTTAAGCTGATTCTTGGTAGCTTCCCAAGAATTGTAAGGGTTATCCTGCGTGTGAAAGTAAGCGATTCTAGCATTGCGGATGCTTTGCTGAAGAACAGGTACATCTTCATCAAGGAGATCAGCTTTCTTCGTTTCGAGCGTTCTTGCTCCAGTTAAGTATTGGCTGACCACATTTGTCCAACCTGAGACAGTTGTGAAGCTACTGATAATACGAGCAGGGATTCCTTTGGAGTCTGCTCTCGTAAGACAGCGATAGCGAAGTGTGGAAAGCCAAGAAAGGTTATATTCCTCATCTAGCCAGCAACCAATTGAATGACTTCCTTCAGCAGGGTCACTGAGTAATCCGCATTCCCCACCTTCAACTGTTCGTATGTCCTGCTGGAAATTACGGAACACGCATTGGCTTTTGTTTGGTAGAATAAAGGATGATCCTGTGAAGCCATTTTTATGGCTGAACGTTAGATAATAGGTTCTTGATCGACCCAGCTTTTTAAATTCTTTCGGAAGGTAGCGGTAAATTGCTGCCTGTTGGTGAGCGATGCTGTTTTGAACAGAAGTGGTAAAACACCAAATGACCGCACCGGGGTTTTTGACGAGACATTCGACTACTCGTTTTGCGCAGTATTCACTTTTTCCTTGTTTTCGGGCTGGAGGGGAAGAGGACTTAACCTCTCCCCCTCCAACCCCGGAGCGGTTGCCCCCCAATATCAGTAATTCGCTGTGATCTGCTAGTTGTTCGTCTGCAAGCTTCCAGTGTGGTAATTCTGTTCCGTAGCGAAAAGGGTCATTCTGCTCTCTTTCAATAGCTCCTTCTCTACGCTCCCAATACTCAAGAAGCTTTTCTGCTCCCATAGCGATCTGCTCCCTTCGAGAAGGAATATCGAGAATCGGATGTGGTGTCCATGAAAGGCTCATACCCACTATTTTGGGGAAACAAATCTCTATCGTGAACTAGTTGGAATTTTTTTTGTTTCTGAGCGAACTGGTCGCGGAAAATCAGACCGCAACTTATCGACCCCCCTCCCCCCCTGTTTGAAGGTCAAAATGGAACAAATTCGTTCCATCGAAAAATAATTAAGCACCAGGATCTCACTATCCATGCGGATCGTGCGGATTTGGACAGAGGATTGGAAGTCCTGTTTTTGTCCATCAGTTCACGATGAAAATCTCCTACACCATAATTGATAGAAACTTTCTATGCACTTGCACCGATAAATTTTATGATAATACAAGAATACAAAACTGATAGATATATTAACGAAGTGAGCTTCCTTAGAAGCTCACTATTTAGCTTAGGAGGCTATCGATATGCCAACTAAGAAGAAGAGAGTTAATATTATTCCTGATAACCTTCCAGCGGTGACAACACCTGAAGAAACTTGTCCAAGCTTGTTTACTGGTCAAAAGCTCGCTGAGAATGATCCTGAGAAGTATGCTAGAATCGTTCAAGGCTTGGGCGAAGGTAAACCTCTACGAAGAATCGCTAAGACTGAGAAGGTCTCGCCTGAGACTGTCTCTGCTATTCTCAAGCGTGAAAACAAATCAGTCGAAGCTGTCCAAAGCTTGACCGCTGGACTTACAAGCTACGCATCACAAGCTTGTATCGCTAAGATCATCGAGAAATTAGATCAAGATGCTATTCCTGCCGGAGTCTTACCAATCATGTTCGGCATACTTCGAGACAAAGAGAAGAATGACCTTGGTCAAGCGACCAGCGTGATCGAACATAAAGGCTCAGTAAGCATTGATGATGTAAGACGAGAATTAGCTGAGATGAAGAAGAATGCTATCGATGCTGAAACAACGGAGGCAAGTGATGAAGGTAAGTAAATTGATTAAGGAATTGAAGTACTGGAAGAACGTTTACGGAGACCGCGAAGTAAACATTCAAGACATGACGCCCGGTAACTTGAGAATAATCCAATTGTCTGATCTTTGTGCTACAGTCATAGGCGAAGACGAAGACGATGATGTTAACATAACCTTGCTTTCATACACAGTAGAGGAAACGCTAACAATAGAGGAGACAGAGGAATGAAGTGGGTAGCTTTGATTGCTGTAACACTTATCAGCGGATGCTCTAATATCCGTTTTTGTTACGATCCAATCGATGATCATAGTTGCCCAAGTTCACCTGATCATGGGCCTTGCCCTTTTGAGGGCTGTAAAAGATGAAATTCCCCTATGCTTTAAAGCGAAGAAACCTACCTTTTAGAGGTAGGTTTCTTATGCTTGATCCAGCTTGATATAGCTATGTCGAATTAGAAATTTGAGAGAAGAAAAACGGACTGCTCCACGGACTGCTCCACATTGCTCCACATAGCTCCAAACCTGCATTCTAGAGCCTATCCTAGCTCGCCAGCATATTTCTTTTAATATACAAAGGGGGTATGACAAGCGCAGGAAATAGAAACAAAAAAATCACTTTAATAAAGAGGAGAAATCATGGTGATTCTCCCATCAATACAAACCCACAAATATAGAAAGGAGGTAAATATGAAAATTGATCCAAATAAAGGTAATAGAGAATGGAAGGTTAATCCTAAGAAGAACACTGTAACCATCTATAAGGTAACTAAAAAGGGGCTAATTCGCCACGAAATCCCTAAAGGTCATCCTGATTTAGATAAGATTTACGGAGGTTCAGCAAAGCATTTTAGGAATTAGTCAGTTAACATTAACCCTTAAAGGTAGAAAGGAGGTAAATATGAATGCACGTGATCTAGAGAAAAAAATAATGGACGACCCTAAGTGGGCGTTCGCTAACTTAGGCGTCAAATCCATACATCATTCAATGAAAGTTGTAGATGGTGATGTAGTAGCATCGAGATTTCGTTTCACATTCTTGCAAAATGGCACTGGATGGGACATCGAAATAGGCGAGTGGGAATCAGAAGCGAAATGGTCAAGACCTGTCGCGATTAGCGTAGGCAACTTCAATAAAGCTTTTGATAATTTTGCAGACACAGCCGATTTGGACGGATTTGTGAATGAAATATTAGAGGCAGCCTAATCATCAAAAAAGCCCCCTCATTTCGAGGGGGCTTCTTTATTTCCTGCAAAAAAAGGTACAAATTCTAATGGTATTTGACGATCAGTTTTAGAAATGCTTTTTAAAAACAATGAAAACTTTTCTTCAGACTATTGCTGGTATGTTAGTTATGCTATCTACTTTTGCTTTATGGGGGACAGCAATAATTGGTTGGGGGTATGGCGTTCATCATGCCTTCTCAAAACATCATTGGTTCGCTGGTGTTGGGTCTGTAGCTTTTTTTCCAGCAGGATATTACTTCGCTATTGAATCTTTTTGGCATGAGGAAGAATGGGAGGAAATTTACGAAGATTACTCTCAGGTTTTTGCTCATTTAGTTTTTTTGAATGCCAACCAAACTTTTAGTGAATCTGATAAATCTGATTTAATTATTCAGAGAGGAAATATCCAAAAATGGATTAAGTTGATGCCTGAAGAAGAAAAGAAAAGGTTAAAAGATTCAGGTCGTGCGGTCATAGAATTTGTTGCTGAACAAAATCGCGATATTGTACAGATTCTCGCTAAAGGTGAGAAATTTGAATCAAGTAAATTTGTTGATCGACAAATTGATGTTGTTAAGAATGACCTTCCTAATCTTCAGAATGAACATATGAGGCAATATCTCTTGGAGGGACTACAGCAGGTTGTCCCCGATCAACTTTTTAAAGGATTAGACTCTATTGTGAACAAAGCTTCAGGAAAATCTTCGGATAGTATAGAAATGCAACGCTTTCTTCTTTCCTCAATACAAGCACGCGAAAAAAATGCGTACACATATTTGGATACCTTTTTTAATTAGTGCAATCTGACGAACAACTCTACGAACTATCAGCCAAAGAATTGGCTGAGTCGCCTAGGCAAGGTCTGCTAATCAAGTGTATGGCAAAGTCAGAGGGCGATGAGAATAAAGGGCAAAGCTCTTTACATTGAGACTCGCGTAAGCGAGATGAAAATAGAAATTCTTGAGAAGCAAGAAAGGGAAAGCCAAAGGAAAAAAGAAGAAGCTCTGAGGGCTTATAAAGGAACTTCTAAAGACACACCAACTTGGGTTGTATGGTTCGCATTATCTGCCCTAGCTTTCTTTGTCTTTGTAATGCTGACTTCTTGTACAAAACAAGAAGTCTATGAATTTAAGACAGAGGAATCTTATCCTACGAAAATGCCTTACTATATAGATAAGACTGGAAAAACTATTGATACAAACTACAGCATGAATGTTAAAACAAGGTTTATGCAAAGAGATTATGTTCGCGACAATTTCACTTACATTAAGCACAGCATAAAAGTAAAAGCGTGGACTGTATTTAAATTCACACCTATTGATGAGGATGGATTTTGTTTTTATTCTCTCCGAAAAAATATCTACAGGCAAAAAAATCAAAAAGACCGTCATGTTCTTGATAATGAAAGTATCAAAAAGGTGTTGTTCTTCGACGATCAAGAAAATGTATTATTCACATATCCATTTGAGGATTCATATGATAACGAAAGAGATGTCGGTAATTATGACATACAAGGTAAAACAAAATCTGTGACCCGTGCTTTGCTTGAAAGAGTTGCTGAAGAAAAGATCGAGTTTCGTGTTAATATGGATTGGAAATGGGACAGCAAACATCCTCGTCGAGTAATTGATTACTCAACGATTGATTTATCAAAATACGAAAATCCATTTTCAAGATAAGTTAGTAATTAGGTGAACTAAATGCAATCTGACGAACAGCTCTACGAACTATCAGCCAAAGAATTGGCTGAGTCGCCTAGGCAAGGTTTGCTGATTAAATGTATGGCAAACTCAGATGGTGACGAAAATCGTGGTAAAGCTCTTTACATTAAGACTCGCGTAAGCGAGATGAAGATTGAAATGCTGAAGAAGGCAAAAGAAGAAGAGCAAAAAATCGAAGAGGAAAAAAGAAAAGCTTACAGAAAAGGTGCAAAAGAAACCCCATCATGGATTGTTTGGTTATCGGTAAGCGTTGTCGCTATGTATTTGTTTTTTAACTGGTTGAAAAATTAGTACATGGAAGAAACAAATAAAAAAGGGAATTTTTGGATTTGGTTTTGGATCGTGATTTGGATCGTCCTTGGTTTAGCATTTTGTTCAAAAATGGAACAAGGCACAGGGCTAAAGCCAAAACCTCCTAGCGAATACGAACCTGATAATTCAGGAAACTTTTTTCAGTAACTCGGCACTATATCCCAAAACCTCTTGCAAGTAGATGCGGTGACGCCATCAACCGCCCGGTAATTTGAATCGATGATTTGTGGTGAATTACCAGCCCAGCTTGCCACCTGATTCTTATCATTGATGAGCCTGTGATAGTAAGTAATACCAGTGTGACGCATCACATCTCTGACCCACTCAGGTCTCTTTTCGCTTTCAAGATCCTGGAGCTTACTTTCCCACTCTTCAGCCTCTGCGATCTCAATAGAGCTACGGCTGACTCTGTAGCCAGCGATTGCTCGTATCAGGTTAAATAGCTTCTTAGGCATTAGCAGGGGCAACATCACCCTCTTCTTGAGCAAGTGGTTTAATCCACTTGATACAAGTCTCATGCATATCGACTGATCTTCTACGCTTACCCTTCCCTTCGACAACAAAGCATGGTTTGTCATCATCCCACACAAACTTCTCCCATCTGAGCCTAAGAATCTCAGATGGTCGAACCGCTGAGAAAATAGCTAGAGCGAAATATGGAATCATTGATCCGGCATCTACATCTTCAGCAATCTTCATAAGCTTCTCCACTTCAGGAATGCTCAGTGCAACAGGCTCAAGATTTTCAGGGGCTGGTTTATCGACCTTCGACACAGGATTCTTGAGTAGCAAATCCTTCTTGAGACAAAAGTTAAAGAAGGTGTGCAGGATCGCATAATGATTGGCTCTCGTTTTATCAGCCCAATCTTTATTCTCATCATAGATGTATTCTTCCATCTCATCAGCGGTAAAATCACTGACTTCTCTATTATCGAAATGCTCTCTAAATGCTTCCAGCTTGTTACGAGTCTGCTTTTGGTGAAGGTCTGAGCTACGACTAATTTTTGGACTTTTAAGATATCTCTCGACTGCATCATCCAGCAACATGATCTTGTGATTCGGATCATATTGATTGCAGTAAAAGCTGACTGCGTTGAATAAGCTGATCGATTCCCATGAATCAGGAAACTTTGTGCGGATCAATTTAAGTGAATTGATAGCGTCGCTTTCCTGCTCTTCAGTAAGCTTCGTTTTTCTAACATTACCTTGTAAGGAATAAACCTTCCATTCGTCCTGCTGAGATTTTCGAAATGCGATAGCTTGTTCCTTGGTATCGAATACTTTCCTCAGTCTTTTTCGTTTGCCATTTTCGTCTCGTTTTGGCAAAACTCCATACACTTCCCAAACCTTTCGGGATGGGAGGTACTTCGGTTCTTTGATTGCAGAAATGTCCCATAATTGCTTCAT